TGTCAGACTCAGTGCCGCCGCGTTATAACTCACCCGCTCCACTCTGCCGGAAAACAGTTCCTCCTGCTCCTCCTTCACGGTGATCCACTGCCCGCAGGCAGGATCCAGACGCGGCAGTCGTGCGTCCATGGGAGCGCACATCAGGGTGATCTCAGCCTCCGCACCGGCCGCATCCACCGACTTGTCAACGGTGATACGGGTGCACAGGCCGGTAATCTCCTTCTCTTCCAGCCACACTCTCATGCCAGATACAGCTCCTTTCCGGCAGGCAGATTGTGGGGATCTGCAATGCTGTTGCGCGCCGCCAGTTCCTTCCAGCGGTCGCCGTCTCCCAGACAGATGCGGGCCACCGTCCACAGATCCTCGCCGCCCATGGTCACATAGACGGCGGGTGTGGTACGTCCCTCCGCACGGCGGTACAGCCCGCCCACGCTGTCGCCGCCCAGCACATCGGGTTCTGCCAGCGTCACATATTTGTACTCCTTCAGGGCGATGCGGATGCCCACATCCTGATCGCCCTCGGTGAGGGTCTGCTCCAGCCCGCAGATGAGAAACAGTTCCCCCAGCTCACTGCCCGAAATCAGCAGCCGAATGGGGGTGCCGTTCTCCTTCCAGCGTCGGAGCATCGCCAGCGCCTCCGCCGGTGTCACCCCCTGAAAAAAGCGGGAGTTGCTTGCCGGCAAAAAGGTCGCCAGCGTCACCTGGGTCAGACCGCCGCCACGGGCGGCATGGACGGTATCTCCCCGAATGGTCACATAGCTCAGGGTGTTCTGCGGCTGGGAGATCACCATATTTTTGGGGTTGACCGCCAACTGCAGCAGTTCACTTTCTCCCCGCTGCAAGATCACCGTTCTTGTATTGGTTGCCATAATCGCTCTCCTTTCAGCGGTTGCCCGACGCTGCCCACAGGCGGTCAGCAAAGTCCCGTGCCACCTGTCCGGCAGAGATCCAGCCGTTGCGTTCCATCACTTCGGCATCCGCCCACCCCTGCGGCTCCGAAGGATAGACGCTTTGGGCCACGGGCAGCGTCAGGCGTTCTTCCTGCCCTCCGCCGGACAGAGGCATGGCCGCGGGCAGCGGTACCGCCTCATCATCCATCCGGACCTGCGGCTGCTGTGCGCCGCTGCGGGAGAGGATGGCGGCTCCCGCCGCCAGCACATCTCCATAGCTCAGCTGCTCGGTAATGTCAAAGGACGAAGCCACCGTCCCCTGCTTTTTCATGCTCTCCCCTGCCTCCCGCAGGTCATCGCAGGCCAGATACAGGGCATACCGCAAGCCTCGTTCGCCACCCATGCGGACACATTCCTCCACCTCACCTGCCGAAAGGGCGCGGCACCGGGCATCCAGACCCAGCCGCTCAAACCGCAGGGTAAACTGCTCTGCGCTTCGTCCTCCCAGTACGCTGGCCCACTGCTCGGCGGTGCTCATCATGCCACCTCCGTAACGGCAATGCCCGACAGCTGCTTCAGATCACCGGGCAAAAAGCGGAAGGGAATGACCTGCTCATTCACCTTACCGGTGGCGTAATTCACCAGCGGCAGGCTGTCCAGCGCCACATTGTCCACGCTGTAGCGCTCCTCCTCACCGTTCATGCTGTCGGGATCCTTCAGGGCAGTGGTGATGGTCACCCGCAGATCATGTCCCGCACCGGCCTGCTCCACCACATCAAAAAACCGGCTGAATACCTGCCGCAGCCGCAGCTGACCCTCGCCCCGCCAGCCGGTGATTTTGGAATCCACGTCCATGCCGATCTGCACATCCGAGCGGATCAGCCTGACGGTGAGCTGGATGGCACTGGCCTCCGCAATGCGGTTGCCATCCACCCAAATTTCCGCAAATGAACCGGAAAGCACCCGGTTTGCGCTCAAATTCGCCATTCTTCCACTCCTTTACTGCATATTGATCTCAAATGTCAGGTCTTCCATGGCGTCTGCGAACCGCACATCGGCCCTCAGGAACACCTGACTGCCGGTATTGGCCGACAAAATGGCGGTGTCGGTCATGGTTTCGGTATTCACACCACGGCTCTCCAGCCAGGCCTTCTGGGCTTCATAGTCCACGCTTGCCTGACTTTTGTGTCCGGTGTCCAGCACGCTGCCCTCCAGACCGGCAAAATAACTGTTGATGGCGGTGACCAGCAGCAGCTTGGAATCGTAGTCGTTGAGCACCTTGCCCACATACTCGCTTTCAAAGGCGCTGCGGATATCCGCACGGATCAGATCCACACCTTCGGTGATCTTGATCTTCTGGAAGGCGGCCTCGCCGCCGTTCTTCAGGGTCACCAGACTGGTGACTGCACGGGACAGGCGCACGCTGTCGCTGCCCTGATCCAGGATCAGTCTGCCCTTGCCGATGTCCCCCTCGGGGTCGGCGCTGGGGGTAAAGCCGGTGACCTCGCCCACATTGTAATAGGTGGCACTCTCCCGCAGGGACAGTCCCGCCAGAATGCCGGCGATGCGGGCGCAATAGTCAGCAGTGCTCACCTGCTGCACCTGCTCCTCCAACCGCACCCAGATGTCCCCGGTGGTAAAGTTGACCACACCGGCGCAGTCGGGGCTGTCTTCGGTAGTGAGCACAGCACGCACCGGACGACCCTGCTCCCGCTTGTCCTTCACAAAGGCCGCCAGCACGCCCGCATCCATCTGGGGCGCGCACAGCCAGCCGCCCTCAGCCAGTGGGGTGCAGCCTTCCAGCGTGCTTTGCTCGGTACCCTTCACATAGGTCACTAGATGCACTTTTGCCGGATTGCCCAAAAAGCACAGCTGCAGCAGCTTGTAGCCATACTCGCCCACGGCCTCTCTGGAGACCTGCTCCAGTCGGGAAAATCCCGCTGTGGCGGGGGCGTTGCCGGTGATGAGCACCACCACCTGACCTCTTGCACTGCGGCGGATGGCCGTGCCGCCCGCCGTCTTAAATCGAATCAGAATCTGGGGCAAGCCCATTTACGATCCCTCTCTTTCCTGCTCCACCCGCAGAGACAGCGCGCCCATGGTCTCGGTTGCCGCGGAACCGCTGTGTTTTCTGCCGGGGGTATCACAAAATTCCAGCAGAAAGCGCACTTGGGCCAGTTCCTGCCCGTCGGCGCTGATTTCTGCCTCTGTGGGGCGAAAGCCCCTGCCGCAGCACTGAAAACCGGGCATCACGGCATCATACACCCCGTCTGCCAGTTCCAGTCCCGCCTCCCGTTCTCTCCGGCGGGAGGGATAGCAGGTGACGGTCACCGTCACCTGCCGCTCCACCTGTCTGCCACAGGCGATGATGGCCGCGCTTTTGCTTGCAGCCTCCACCGTCAGGCAGGGGTAGACCTGACCCTCGCACCGTTGGGAAAAGGCGGCCACGCCGGTCTGGGCCGCCAGATATTCGGCGATCCCCGCCGTCAGCGCACGCAGACCGATCATGCCTCCTTCACCTCCTGTAAATATAAAGTCGCCACCCCGTGGGAGGGATAGGGCAGCGTAGCGCTGCACAACCCGCAGATCACCTGATCCAGCCGGCGTACTTCGGCCCGATCCCCTGCCTGCAGGCGCACGCCCGCAGGCAGATAGAGGGTCAGCTTGCCGTCGTCTTCGGTGACGCCCTCCCAGTTTCCGGTGAGCTTGGGGGTACTGGACTGCACCGCCCGTGAAAGGCCGCAGGCCAGGTTTTCATACAGAACGGTGCTCTCCCATCGGGCACCGTTCCAGACCTGTCGGGTAATGGTGACCCGATCGGTCATGGTTCTCCGCAGGATGCTGTCCTCGCTCATTGCAGCACCGCCCTTCGCCCGGGGCTTTTCAGCCGCACAAAGGGCTCCAGCAGAGCGCGCACATCGCTGTCCCCATAGGTGATGGCGGTGTCACCCCGCTTGATCACCGATACCGGACGTTCCACCCCGTCCCGCAGCACCCGTGACAGCAGCAGCGCCACACAACGCTCCATTTCCTCGGGGATATCGGTTCTTCCGCACCAGGCGGTGACGCTGTCAACCACCAGATCCAGCAGCAGATCGGCCTGCTGGGGGGCGCTCTCCAGACCGGAAAGCGCCATCCCCTGCTGCAGGATGCGCTGTCTGCCGCCCTCAGCAAAGGCCGCGCTCATCAGGCTGCGACCAGTGCGCCGATGGTAGCCAGCTTGCTGGTAGGAACCACCAGATCGTACAGATAACGTGCCTGAATGGCAGTGCCGTCAAACAGCTGGTTCTCCTCGGGACCAAACTGCTTCAGGCTGTCCACCTTGGCAATGGCCATAGGGGTGTCACAGGCGACCACCAGTGCACAGATGTCCTTGGCGCCTTCACCGGCCACAATGCCGCCTGCAGACTCACCGTCGCGGCCGTTTCGGACGGACATGACAGTTTTCATACGGCTGGCGGGAACAAAGATACAGGGCAGATCGTTGACCATCATCACATGGGAATAGGTGATGCCGTTGATCTCCACCTGCTGCTCAAAGGTGATCTTGTTAAAGTTGTCGGCGGCAGCACGCAGGAAGGCGTTCTTCTGGTTGGATGCGATCATGGCAACCAGACCGCCGGTGCGGTCGCTGTCGGTCTCGATGGTCTGGGCAATGGTGCACAGCTTGTCCACAATGTCGTCATTGGCGCTGTCATAGGTCAGCACATGGGTGCCGCTGAGCATCAGGCTGCCCTGGATGATGTCATACAGACGGAAGATGCGGTAAAAGTCCTGCTCCTTTGCCAGCTGGGTCTTGGCGAACTCACGGATAACATTTTCCACGGTAGCGGGGAAGCTGATATCCTCGGGAGCACTGTGATCCAGCGCAAATTTGACACCGCGATCCATGGTCAGGGTGCGGGAGGTCCAGGTGCTGGTGACAGCACCGCTGGGATAAGCGGTACCATCGGTCTTGGTTTTGTCATAGTTGCCCAGACCGGTGGTAGTCAGGGTGTTGATTTCCACCTTGTTGCCCTCACCGAAGCGAACCTGACCTTCGCCTGCCGCCATCCATTCGGTGGCGGAGTTGGCAGCCAGCTCCTCGTCGATGTAGGTCTGATACTTCTTTGCGTAGTCGATAGCCATAGGGGTTGTTTCCTCCTTCAAAAGTGATGCCCCCATGATAGCCATCTCCGGCGGAAATCAACAGTGAAGCCTTCCCCACCGGATTTCCGCATAAAAAAAGACCCTTACCCCGTGGTAAGAGTCTTATAGAAGATCCACTTGATGCGCGGACTGCCCGCCTTATTCCGCCTTCAGCCGCGCCTTTTCCAGCGCCCGCACCAGCACGGGGATGAGCACCAGCTGCAGTACGATGCCCGGCACT